ACCCAGAAATAGGCAGTCAAGTAAATAATTTGATGTTTGAAAATGTGATGCCTTCTACCATTTCTGCAATTGAAAAAAGTATAAAAGATACTATAAGCAAATTTGAACCAAGAGCAAAAATTTTGAGAGTAAATATTTTAGATAATTTTGATAATAATGCTATTGATATTGAGGTACTATTCACAATTAATAATGTAACAGAGCCAGTAACAGTAACAACAACTATTAGCAGAGTACGATAATGGCAAATTTAAGAATTGCAGAATTAGACTTCGATACAATTAAATCCAATTTAAAGGAATTTCTAAAGAATTATACTGCAGAAGATGGCGCCCCATATTTTACAGATTTTGATTTTGAAGGTTCCGGTATATCTATTTTATTAGATGTTTTATCATACAATACTCACTACAATGCTTATCTTGCAAGTATGGTTATTAATGATATGTTTTTGGATTCTGCAGTTAAACGAGCATCCGTTGTATCAATTGCAAAACACTTAGGATATACTCCAGTATCAACTAAAAGTGCAAGAGCAGAAATAAATTTTGTAGTTACAAACCCAACAAACTCTCCTGCTTTTTTAACTTTAGACAAATTTACCCCGTTTACAACAACAGTAAATGATACTGTATTAACTTTTGTAAATTTAGACGCAGTAACAATTCAGCCCAATCAGGGAACGTATACGTTCAATAATATTGAACTCGTAGAGGGTGTTCCATTAGAATACATATTTAGTGTGGATATACCAGGTCCAGCCGAAAAATATGTTATACCTAATGACAACATTGATACGTCCACATTACAAATTGTTGTACAAAATTCAATTTCAGACACAACACAAACCGTATATACATTAGCTGAGGATGTTATAGGAATAACAGGCACCGATAATGTTTATTTCATAGAAGAAACTACTACTGGGGTGTACCAAATTTATTTTGGTGACGGTATAATTGGTAAAAAATTAGATAGAAATAATTTAGTAATTGCATCTTATTTAGTAAGTAATGGAACAGTTGGAAATGTATCTGGTAACATAACACAGTTATTTACTTGCAGTACAGTAATTGGGGGCGGAACTGTAACTGGATCAATTTTAGCAACCAATAATTCGCGCGGCGGATTGTTTAAAGAAACAATAGATAGTATTAAATTTAGAGCACCTAAATTTTTATCATCTCAGAATAGAGCGGTATCCGCAGCTGATTATAAATCTTTAATTGAACGAAACTATCCTTTGGTGGAATCTGTGGCTGTATGGGGAGGCGAAGAAAATACTCCCCCAATGTACGGTAAAGTAATTATTTCGCTGAAACCATATGATGGGTATGAAATAACACAAAGTACAAAAGATGATATTAAAAATATAGTATTACAAAATAAACAAGTATTATCAATATTTCCGGAATTTATTACTCCTGATTATTTTTACATTAATCTAACAGTTAATGTAAAATATGATTCTGCAAAAACTTTATTATCTTCAACAGATATTTCAAATTTAGTAATAACTGAAATTCAGAATTATTTTGCAACAGATCTACAAAAATTTGATAACGATTTTATATATTCTAAATTGTCAAGAAATATAGATAACTCAAATGATATAATAATTGGCAATTTAATGACTGTTAAATTACAACGTAGAATTGAACCGCCAATAAACATTGACAATATTTATACTGGCGAAAATACTATTAAATTTAAAAATGGAATAGAACCTGGATCAATCGATTCTACTAGATTCATTGTAGCAGTGTCGGGCAACGCAATTGAATGTATTTTAAAGGATATTCCAAATGATATTGTTCCCAATAGAATCGGAACAGGCAAAATAAAATTAGTAAATGCTGATAATGGCGCAATAATTATTGAGAATTATGGCACAGTTAATTATGGTGCCGGTGAAATATCAATTGAAAATTTAAACTTTTTAGGATATCCCGCTGACGGCACTGATATACGGTTAACTGCTACAGTGCAGGACACGTCTTTGGATGTTGCTGTTGATAAAAATCAAATTATATTATTGGATGATAGTACTCTAAACTATACTTTAAACAGATTTTCTGGTCTAACAGTTAACGCTATCGCAATATGAGTAGAATAACACAAAAATTATCAAAAATATTTGATTCACAAATACCCGAATTTATTAGAACGGGTGAATCAAATATTACGTTTAATGAAAGTATAAGTACTGCTGCCTCCTCAAAACGTGTTACTGTTGGGTCGACCGAATACATTCTTGCAGGTGATAAATTATCGCATCCCGCAATAACAAACACAGTGTTTGTAACTAAGATATTATCAAATACATTGATTGAAGTTAGTAATAATATTGCAGTAACGCTGGTAAATCAACCTGCAAGATTTGTAAGGCAAGATGGTACTTCAAATTTTGTAAAATTTTTAGAAGCATACTATAAGTTTTTAGAACAAGATCAACATCCGCAAGAATTATTACAAAATGCAAAATTATATGCCGATAGCGATTATACAATTGATTCTTTAATTGAACAATTTTTTAGGAACTACGGTCCAGATATCCCTAGAAACATATTATACGATAAACGAACTTTTATCAAACATTTTAGAGACGTATATACAACAAAGGGCACAGAAGAAGCATATAAGTTACTTTTCAGAGTAATATTTAACTCTGACGTGCAATTTTTCTACCCAGGGCAAGTTGTATTAAAACCATCGGATGGCGTTTGGAAAAAAGATAATACTATAAAAGTGATTGCAGATTTATCATCATTATATACGCCATTTGACTTTAAAAATACTAAAATTACGGGACAAACATCTAAAGCAACGGCAATAGTAAATGATGTTTTAAAATTCTTTGATGGCTCTATAGAAATTTACGAATTACACCTTGAAAATGTAAAAGGAACGTTTGTAAGAGAAGATATTAAGAGTACAAAACTAATAGATTTAAATTCTTCTCCTGTCACTATTACTGCAACAACCGTTCCCCAATTATCTAAAATTCAAATTATTGACGGCACTGCGGGGTATGTGACAGGTACGGTAATAAATGTTGGCGGCGGTGGTACCGGTAAAATAGAGTCTGTAGATATTTCAGGAAAAATTAAAAGCGTAAAAATTATTAATCCTAAAGTATATCCTGTTTTAAGTACTGAAGCAACAGCTGCAAATTATATTGCAGCCCCGATTGCGTCTCCCGCTCCAGTATTAAGTACATCTGGTAACGTAATTCTATTTAATAATATTGGGTCGTACTCATCGACTTTACCGCATGGGTTAGTTAAAGGAAACTATGCAAATATATTTTTTCCAACGGTAACTAATATTTTGGAAAAAGAGTTAATTGTTAACTATGTTTTAGATAGTAAACGATTCACATTTAATTATTCGGATCCTGAGATAAATCCGGCAACACAAATTGAATTAAATGCTAATATAAAATACACACTGCCCGCAAATTTATTTGCAGACATAACTATTTTAAAAGAATCTGAGGGTTATTGGTTAAATAACAAAGGTAAATTATCGGAATTAATTTATATACACGGGCCGGCGATCAATAGTACAGATCCTACTAAAATATTTTATCAACCTTACTCATATGTTGTAAAGAGCGACATTTCAATTTCAGAATGGGATAATACTGCACATCAGTTAATTCATCCAGCAGGAACTGAAGTATTTGGTGAGATTGATATAAACAAAGAAATATCTGGCAATATTGAACCAACCGGCGCATCTGAAGTGTGGGATTATTTTGGTATAACTACTGACTCTAATGTGTTTCCCGCGAGTTTGACAACATACTCAAATAGTAGAGTTACTAATCTTAGAGTCACAACAGATATGGTTTATGCTTTGTTTAATTATCTGTAATAAATAATAAAAAATACATAGGATATTTAATGACGCAAATTGTCACAAACAATTTTAGTATACAAACCGCATCAGAATTTGTAAATAATTATGATGGTAATTACTACTTAATTATTGGAAGGCCACAGCCATGGTCAACTGAACCTGCGCCTATCAATCCGCTTAATACGTCAAATCAAGAGTATATTTATTGGGCAGATTCTATAGCAGCAAAAAGAGTTGTACCGTCAGATGTAAAATTAGTAATTAAAAGAAACGATTATAATGTAGGATTAGTGTACGCACAGTATGATAATACACAAAACAATTTTTTAGCTAGTAATTTTTATGTTTTAACAAATCCTGATTATAACGTATACAAATGTATTTCTAATAATTTTGGTGCGGTATCAACCGTACAGCCGTCTGGTAGATCAAATTCTATATTCCAAACTGCGGATGGATACAGATGGAAATATATGTATTCATTAACAGATTCGGATATATTAAAATTTCTAACAGCTAATTACATGGCAATTAATGTAAATGCAGATGTTGTAGATACTGCAATTCCTGGAACTATTGATAATATTGTTGTGGCAAATCAAGGAATTGGTTATTCCGGGTTTGCATCATTTGCAATAAAAGGAAAAGGAACCGGAGCGTCAATTTCATCATATACTTTAAATCCCTCTAATGGGTTTATATCTATTTCAATTAACACTAACGAAACAGGCACAAACTATAGAATTGCAAATGTTAGTATAACAGATACAACCGGAACAAATGCTTCAGCATATGCAATAGTTAGTCCGGTAAACGGACATGGTTCAGATCCGTT